TGCATTATTTGAAGTTGTATCGTTATACGGAACAATCAAACTTGGTGGTGTTGATCCTGTTACAAATTCTGGTAGTTGCAAGGTACGATCAATCTTTTCTTCAAACTGTTGTAACACCATGATCGTATTATCAAAATCTGTTTCTAACGATGCAGCAGTAAAAGAAGCTCCTGTTGAATATGCCGATTCTCTTGATAAAGGTTTGTTGGCGAGAATAGTTAGTTTCTGTCCTGTGGTTGGAGCAGATGAATAGTTAACAGTACCCGTGCCATCAGTTGATATTGAAACAGTATAGTCATCACTTAATGTTTGTGTTGCTTCGCCTAGAATAACTTTTAATTCACTAGCTGCATTAATCTGAAACGAAAAGGCAAAAGCTGTCTGTGATCCATTTGTTGTGTACTGAACCCGCCTATTGGTATCATTAATATCAAATGTTGCCATAATCGTTCCTTCTACCTTTTATACATTATATATCCATTGATTTCAAACATTAGTTTTTTATTGCTTCAATTCGTAATCCTAATCGCCATAGAGTAATTGTAGACTTTTAAATACTTTGTTTTGATTTTGAATGTTTTTCAAATTTTCAAATGTTTCATAAAGCTCTGGAAATAAATTCTGATTAGTTCTTATTTCATTAGCTGCCATTTCTCTTTTTGTATCCCAAACATTTTTTAAATATGTATATTTTTGCTCATTTGTTCCGTTTTTATATTCAGTAGTTTTCATAACTTTTCGCATAGTGTTTTTGAGGTTAGTATTTTCTTTATAAAGTTTATTTTTTCCATTGTTAGAAATTTGTCCATTCTCATCCATCTCTGTCCACAACATGTTGAAATAATCTTTTTGGTTTTTATTAAGTTTAATACCATCAATATCGTCAACATTCCAAGTCAAAGCTAGTGACTTGTCTGACGGAGATAAAGCTAAATTAAGCATTTCTTTTTCCACATCATCAGGGTCTGAAGTTTGTATTTTAAAAGGAGAAAAAACAGCTTCATAGCCAAAAGCAATGTGTTCACTAGCTCCTATAGGTTTGTTAAACATCCCTCTTTGTTCATAATATCTATCATTATACTGTGGATTTTTTGTAAACATCTGTCTTCTTTTATCATGAAATGCCTTATAAAAAGTTCCCATTTGTTGCCTTTCATAAATTGAATAATCAAAAGTTGTATCTTCTCTTTCTGGTGATGCAGACCTTTCATAGCTTCTGTAAAAACTACTAGTTGGCGGTGGTAGATCACCTAAAATTGGCACTTCATATTTGTTAGCATAAGATAGTAATGTATTACCCAAAGGTACACCCAAAGGATTTGTTACACTAAGAGTGGTTCCAATAACCTCTGCTGACTTACCACCAAGCCATTCTATAAATGCCTCTCCATTAGTTTTGTTATGACCCATAAATATTTTATTAAACTCAGCTACACCTTGCATAAAAGGTTGATCGCCTACATAGGTAGCCGCACTCATTGCCATCATTGTAGCCATAGCCTCTAAATCTTCAGCACCTAATACAGAGGCATATTGATTGTAATCTGCTCCCATAGCTAATAAACCTGATATAGGGTCAAGCCTAGTAAAACGTGTATACTTATAAGACCCATCATCTTGTTTTAAACCAATAGCATAATTTGGAATATTTAAATCTCTCATTAATTTTCTAACCTTATAGTCAGGATGTGGACCACCTGTAATAACTACATTATCACCATGAGAACCTGAAGCCATGGCGGCAAACTGCATTACTATAAAACTTCCTGTTGTTACTTTGGCTAATGCTTTATCAAACTCTCTGCCCTGTCCTCTGCTTAACGCATCTACTACAGGAAAAATATTAAATGAATTATCAAAAGTTGCTTTTGCAACATTAATTGGTGTTTTAACAAAAGGTGCTAAAAAGTTCAAAACAGGCAACCTAAACACTTTAGATATTTTTGAAGTGACAGGATCTAATGGCTGTTGAAATGTTATTTTTTGTGCATGAGCATCCGCCCTATCTAAGAAGTCCATTGAAAAATATTTATTAGGATTTGCCATATATTGTTTTATTAAATCATCCCCTTCTTGTTTTGCTTGGTTAATTGGAATACCACTAGCAATATCTTGAGCAATTTGTGTGTCAGCAATTCTTAATGCCTCTTCATATAAAAAATGTCGTTTTGATAAAAACTTAAAAAAGGTATCCTCTGCCGATAAAAAACGAGATGGCATTCTTGTCAATATACCTAACATATTCATCATTGCTTCAGGACCTCTTCCTTGATTTAGTTGGTCAAAAACATCTAACATATTATCTGTACCCTCAGTTCCTGGTATTTTTATTGCTGGTTGTCGTTTAAAATCAAACTTAGTAACTGTATCAGCTCCTTCACCTGTAATAATAATTTTACTAAATAATTGAAATGCTTCTCGTAAAGAATTTAAACTAGCTAATTCAGTATGTTTAGCTGCCCTAAAACTAATTCTATCATTCATATTTGGGTTAAAACCCATAGCTTTACCAACTTTTGTTCTAACATGACCTATACCACTAGCTAAGACATTATCAATTTTATCTTTACCCATGTGTACAACAGTACCCAAAGAGTTAACTACATGAGTTGGAAAAGCACTAAGTAAAGAATTGTAATAAAGTTCCATAACAACTCTATAACCCCCTCTAGTTTTATCAAACAATTTTTGGAAAAAACCCTCATCCATTTGTTCACTTACTTTAATTAATTCATCTAGCTCAAATCTTGTATAAAGTTTTGATACTTGGTCCATAGTAATAGCATCCATATTATTTAAAGGTAATCTAGCCAGACCCCTAAATAAATCATTAAATGACAAGTCTTGCACTTTTCTACCATGTCTAGAAAATGCAACTTTTCTTGCTGATGTGCTTGTTTCTTCCGAAATAGAGCTAGTTACTTTATGCAATATTCTGCTATGTATAATCATATTTTTAAATAAAGCTTGTTTTTCTCTTAGTGTTTGTTGTCTAGGTACTAACTTATGTAATGATTGTATTTCCGCTCCTAAATTAATTGAGTTCATAAGATTAATAACATAATGTTTTTCTGACATTTGTTTGGTTTCGTTATATCTCATTGCAGCTTTGAGAGCATCTTGAATATCCTGTGGTGTAGCATTTTCAACAATTTCTTTTACACTCATTTTTTTTGAAACAACTTTTCCGTAAGCTTCCTCTAAATTTTTAACTAATGCCTCTAACGAGGTAATATCCTCAACTGCATCTTCTTTTAGCCTTCCAAGAAATTTAGAATAGTTAGATAGGTTTTCTTGACTACCTTCTTTCAGAATTATTTTTAGAGGGTCTTTGAGTGTTTTAGAAATATCTTTAGCTACACTAATATCCCCTTGTATCATTATTTCTTCACCTTCTATAACAAGTTTTGATGAAGGGTCTGCGTAATATGCTTCCTCTAATTTAACAGCTTTACCAACCTGTTTTTCAGTATATGCTTTAAGTATGCTACTAATTTTACCCATTACTCGTTCTCCTGACCAACAACAAGTGGTGTTGCACTAAACATCGCCATTCCTTTTTTTACTTTTTCTTTTAGCTGTGGTGTTAGTTCTATGCTAAATCTTTTCTTTGGTCGTTTACCAAACTCTCTTTCGGTTTGAGAATGTAATTCCCTTACAGATTTAAAAGGACTTGGTATATTTATTTCTTTGTCTTTTTGTATAGCATTTTTATCTAACTTTTTAACAATCTTCTCTGCATTCTTTGGAACAATCTCATCATAGAATTTAGCTACACCTTCATCATTCCATCGATCCATTTGTGCTTTGCCAGGAGTTATAGATACAAAATCATATCCTTCATCTACTGCTTTAGATAATATTCTTTTTAAAGTAAGCTGTGTCCATTTATCGGTATCTGTTATGAATGGTGCTTTTGGAACTCTGTTTGTTGCATCAACACCTAAATCAGATAAGACTTTTAATTTTTCATCTATTGTTGCTACTTCTCCTTTTTTGTTTTTAATACCACGATCAATTAAAAATTCTCGGTATAAACCTGGCGACATAACAGAATCACGAACAGCAAAGTCTGGTTCTACATTTTGTAATCGCCTTTGTGTATTTTTATACCAATCAAAATAATTATTATCTTTTAAACTACCATCGGCATTTTGCCCTCTACCAATAGTAAATTCATTTAATGCTTTTTCAGTTTCATTTGCCCTCATACTATTGCTCACTTTTATTTCATAGGAATTTGATCCACCTTTTCTGAACTGTTGACCCCAATCCGATTGAATCTCCTCTATATAAAATACTTTCTTACCATCGCTTGTTGTTCTATCTTTTGTTCTAAAATGAGCAATGACATTCATATCATCAAAATGTTCTCCACCGAATGCTATATCTGGGTTTTCATACTTAATTAGAAATTCTCTATAATTTGATCCGCCTGGTTCTGTGTACTCCTTATACATTGCTGGACGCCCTTCATACATTCCAGGAAAATCAGTTTCTTGCATATCTCTTTGGACTTGAACGATTGCTTCGTTTAGTGAATATGGAACATCTCTTGATTGACTTGGGTTTCTTTCATTATAACCAATAGCGTTTCGAAAACTACTACTATCTGCTTCTGACCTAAATATAGAATACCCTACATCATCATTTCCTGTAATTGTATATCCTGTTTTTGGGTCTACATATTTCATAATAGGATTATCGTCATATTCATTTTTTGCTTGTTCATAGGCATCATCTATTGTGTATTTTCTTCCACCCTCATCAATCTCATCCACATCTTGAAAAATCTCATCTGCTCGTTCATTTAAATACTCTGGTCCATAAGCATCATCTGCGGACATTGGTCTTTCGCTTTCGTTAAATCTTGTTGGTAATCCGTCTAATACATCATCAGCACTACCAGACAACTCAACCTCATCTAACTCTATTCTATTTGCATTGATCTGATCCTGTAGTTCTTGTTTAGTAATCTTACCTTTATTGAGAACATCATCTAATCCTAGCCATTCTATCTCATCTGGTTTTACTCCAGCTTTGAGTAATTGTTGGCGATACTGTTGTCCTGTGCCTTTGTTTTGTTTTAACTGATTAGTTACTTCTTCTGCCTTAGAGTAAAAGTTTAGACGATCTACTTTTGGTTTAAGATCTATAACCTCACCTTTGTTAGGAGCTAGTTTAGATAAACCTTTATTAACCATGTTGCCCATTTCACCTACACCCATACTGGATACAGTAGCAGAACCACGATTTTTATCTACTCTTTTTTGTGCAGCTTCTCCGACTTCTTCTGATGTTTCTCTAATATTTCTGGCAACTGCGGGAGCTTTCTTGGCTGCTTCTCTACCAACATTACCAACACCTAAAAACTCTCCGCC